CTAACACCGGTGGCGGTGGTGGCGGTGGAGGTTCTAACCTTGCTGCATCATCAGGCCCACTTACAGGTGTTTCACACTATCTTGCAGCTCGTGCAGTTAACGCGGATAACGCGGGTGCCGACGCTACAAAGTGGACAGCACTTTACAACGCAGCGATTCAGACATCGTCCTCCGCAGCGCTATACGGATCTAACGGTGTTCGTGTAACTATTCAAGATGTTGGTAATGCTCGCATTCAGACAACTCCTCCAAGCTTCGCAATCCTTCCTCGTACTCCACTTATCTTTACAGGTGTGGCAGCACGTCTAACTGGTCCATCTACTACAACAGTAACTAGCTCACAGTTCCCAGGATTTGCAAAGCGTGCACGTCCAGTGATTCGTTGGAGAGCTTGGAACGGTACAATTATCCGTGAAGATCGTCCTGCATATGACATCATCTTTGCAGCAGTTAATACAACTGTATACCTAGGACCTAACTCAGCTACAAACGTAGGTGGTACATGGGAGACTGGAAATGCTCCAGCTAACGCGTACTACTTCGATGTAATCTGGGAGTTCCTATACATGGACGGTTCTGACCAGGTTGATATCGATATCGCAGATCTACAGTTCCTACCTTACCTAGCAACAGGTGGTAATGGAGCAGATGGTCTTGCAATCGTACGCTGGTTCGATAAGACCAGCGCATAAAAGTAAGGGATTCAAAATATGGCAGTATATGCTCTCCTATCTGGTTCTAAGGTAGTTAATACCGTAGTAGCAGATACAGCTAGCAACATCGGTCCACTAGCAGATCTTTATGAAGTAGTAGATGTCACGAACTTCCGGATCCAGCCAAACAATGGCTGGGGCCGGGAGGACGGCATCTGGTATCCACCAGGCCTAAGTGACGAAGCTAAAGCTCTTTGGACAAATGATGGTTTTCCAGCAGCAGCTGTTGAAGAAATCATTGAAGCCGAAGTTGTTGAAAAACCTAAAGCAATTTCAAATACCAAAACAGACAGTAAGAAAGGTAAGTAAGAATGGCAATTACCTCAGTACCTCAAGTACTATCACAGGCGACTGACGCTTACATCAATGCCGGTAATACAAGCCGTCTACAAACCCCAGCTGTTCAGACAGGCTCAGTAACCGTTGCCGTAACTAACGGTGCATTTACTAAGTTTGCTAGCATCACAGGTAACCTGACTATTGCGTTCAGCAACGTCCCATCAGGTTATGCAAACCAGTGGTATGTAGAGATCGCAGGTCGTGGATCTAACACAGTGGCTTTTACAGGTGTAACATGGGATGGTGGATCAGCTCCATCAATCGCATCTGGCACAGGAAAGACCGTTATACTGTTCTACTCAACAGATGGTGGAACAACAATTTACGGTAAGTCATACTTTGCAAGCATTGCTTAATTAAGCTCAAGATTAGCTCCCCGTCGTCCTCAGGGACTGGCGGGGCTTTTCTTTTTAGGGGTATAATAAAACCATGAAAATAGCCGTATACACTATCGCCCTCAATGAGGAAAAGTTTGTAGAAAGATGGTATGAATCCTGTAAGGATGCGGACTATCTTTTAATAGCAGATACTGGTTCAACAGACGGTACTGTGGAGTTAGCCCGTTCATTAGGTATTAATGTAGTAGAGGTCTCTGTAAAGCCGTGGAGATTTGATGATGCTAGAAATGCATCACTAGCTGTAATACCAGCTGATATTGACTACTGCATATCATTAGACGTGGATGAAGTATTAGCTCCTGGTTGGAAAAAAGCGATGGAAGAAGCTTATGAGAATAAGTGGACACGCCCCCGCTATACCTACATCTGGAGTTGGTCTGATGATGGAACTCCTGGCCACGTATTTGGTGGGGATAAGATCCACACTCGCCACGGATATCGTTGGAAACACCCAGTACATGAGATTATTACCCCGGATCGTATAAAAGAAACTACAGGATTTATAGGTCTTCAACTTGAGCACCACCCCGATAATGCAAAGTCTAGGGGACAGTATCTGAGCCTTCTAGAGCTCTCAGTAACTGAAGATCCAGAGAACGATAGGAATGCCTATTATTATGCTAGAGAGCTATTTTTCTACCAACAGTTTGAAAAAGCTGCTGCTGAGTTTAAGAGGCATTTAAAATTACGCTCTGCGGTGTGGGAACCAGAACGTGCATCATCATATCGTTACTTAGCAAAATGTGAACCAAACCTTAAAGAGCAGTGGCTACTAAAAGCTAAAGCCGAATCCCCCGGTAGACGTGAAGCTTTAGTTGAACTTGCAGACCACTATTACTCTATTGAAGACTGGAAAAAGTGCTTAGCATTTGCAGAAGAGGCTATTTCTATAGAAACAAAGCCGTTAGACTTCCTATGTGAGCCTTTTGCATGGGGGTCTCGTCCCTGGGACTATGCAGCAATTTCAGCATTTAAGCTAGGAAAGCAAGAGAAAGCCATTCAATACGGCACGAAAGCTGTAGAATTAAACCCAACTGATCAGCGTCTAGCTACAAATTTAACTTATTACTTGAAGGAGTAACCCTTGGCCACTAACTATCTTATTCTAGGCCAGTCACAGCCGGCCGCATCTGCTGTTGATCTATGCTCTAGCCCCGCCGCTACACAGACTATTGTGTCTACAATTGCGGTAGCAAACACCACAGCATCCTCATCTACAGCGACAATCTATGTACGTAAGGCTACAGGCTCAACCCCAGCTGCTGTAAGCGCTAGTAATGCCCTAGTCTACAACGCGCCTATTGCTGCTAACACAACACAAACATTTACCTTAGGTATTACTTTAGGTGCTTACGACACCATTACTGTAGGTAGTGGTACTGCGAGTGCACTTACATTTCATGCTTTTGGAAGTCAGGTAACTGCATAATGAGTCGCCGCGAATTTCCCGAAAAGTTTAATGCTCCATCTTCTCAAACTAACTTAATTGTCGACGCTACAGCTACTAAGGTAGTGTCGCCTACTACACCTACTGTTGGTGCAATCCGTAATATATACGCCTCAACCGCAGCCCCAACATCTGGTGATGGAGCTGACGGAGACATCTGGTTTAAGTACGCGTAGTTAACCATGGCCCAATACATTAAAGTAGGCGGCGCATGGAAGACAGTATCTATAGATGCTGACTCTGTCCAAAACGCGTTCGTAAAAGTTGGTGGCACCTGGAAAGGTGTTACTGCTGCCTACGTAAAAGTTGCGGGAACTTGGAAACAATATTTTACTTATAGTGCATATGTTGTACCAAATGTAGTAGGACAAGTATGGGCTACAGGTAAAACAAATATTACTAACTCTGGAAACATTGTTGGAACATCTACTACTGTAAATAATGCTGGTGGTGCCACACCAACTAATGACGGAAAAATTGCTACTCAAAGTGTTACAGCAGGTGTATATTTAACCCCACAAACCGTAAATCTTACTTATTATGTATTTACATATATCAACGTACCTAGTGTTGTTGGACAGACAGTATCAAACGCCCAAACTTTAGTTCAAAACTCTGGAAATACATGGGGTACAGGATCTTATTATATAAATGCACAGGGCGCTACTGCAGGAAATAATAATACAGTCTTATCTCAAAGTCCAGCTGCAGGACAGTACGTAACTGCTCAAACTGTTAACTATGGTTATTATCTATACACAGTTCCTACACCAAGTCAGCCTTCTGTAAGTTTAGTATCTAAAGGCACAATTTCATTTACTTTTTCAGTATCCTTTAGCTCAAATACAACTTCTGCTCTTATGTATTGGGGCCCTAATGGAAGTCCTGCAAGCACGCTATTAGGTACAGCAACATATAGCGGACAGCAGTTTACGGTATCTTCATTAAACCCATCTACTACATACCAATTTACAGCTTATCCAGTTAATACTGAAAACGTAAATACTATCGGAAATCAGTCTGTAACTGGTTCTCCTGCCTCCGCTGGATCTGTAACAACGGATGCTCAGCCAGTACCAGCGGGGGGATCTGTAAGTCTTAGTGGAACGGGTCAAGCAGGAACTACAGTAAGTGCAAGCGCTTCTGGGTTTACAAATAACCCAACAAGTTATGATGTATTTATTACTACAACCACCTCGGGAACCCCTACAGCATCTGATACTAGAGTGGCGTCTAGCAGCGGTGGCGGGTCTACAGCATCATTTACAGTAACCACTGGGCACGCTGCCGCCCCTGCAAACATATTTAAGGCTTTTGCAACAGCAACTAACAATGGGGGAACAAGCAGCCCACCAGTCGCCTCTTCAAATACAATTACGGCTTATAGTGTAACTCCCCCTAGCAATGGATCTGTAACACTTAACTGGTTATCTGGATCTGGTGCTGCGGGATCTCAGATGTTTACTTCTGCATCTGGCTGGACTGGAACAACCCCACTTTCTTACTACACCATTATTACTACCACTACTTCAGGTGGAACACCTGGGCCTAATGACACTATTGTTGCGTCTGGCGCGTCTAACTTTGTTACTTATACCGTTAGCGCATCGGACGCAGTATCACCGGTAAATAGATTTGCGGCATATAACACAGCTACTAACAGTGGTGGAAGCCTACAAGTTGGTCCATCTAATGTGCTCTCTGCTGTTTCTGCACCGCCACCGCCTTCAAATCCAAATATTTCCGTAAGTAATGCATACAGCTCTCCTGGAGGAACGTCTACTTGGACCCTAACAATTAGTAACAGCGGAGGGGCTGCTAGCTCTTATAGTTGGGGAATTCAGTTTTCAAACGCAAATGGCGGAACAGTATTGGCCTCTGCAACTGGGTCAGGTGGCACTATTCCTGCAGGAGGTACAGTAACCGTAGTTAGAAATAGCAGCACATATTCATGGGCTCGCTGGGTAAGCATTGTTACCAACCCAGCCTCAGACTCTGGAACACAATCTACTGGTTGGGCATAGGAGAGAACATGCGTGGTCAAAGACGTCAAGGACGATTTTCTATTAATAATGAACGCAAGTCTATTATTGCTGGAACCACGACTGAAATTGTTCAAACTGTAGGTAATTATGTTGAGTGGTGGGTCTACGATAAAGATCATACTCAAGTAGACGACCTATACGACGTGGGTTCTTCCGGTGAGTATGGCGGCCGTCGTTGGATTGGTCCTATTGAAGTTCCTACAATTAACTCTGTAATTTTCCAAGGTGTAACCATGCAAAATGACCGAGGTTTCTATAACACCGACGTTTTGCGTGTAACCATTAATATGGATGTAATTGAGCGTGGAGAAGATCTAGTGGGATCTAACTCATCTAATCGCCCATGGTTATGTGACCTACCAACAAATGTAGACAAGTATTTGCGTGATCGTATTGTCTTTAGAGGTGAAGTTTTTACTCCTACCCGTATATATCCAAAGGGCATTATTACTGACAAATACACAGTATTTAGCATGGATTGTAATCAGGTTAACTCTGAAGAAATGGTCAATGACCCACAGTTCCAGTGCTACGCAAACTATAGTGCGTTTAGTACTACTCCAGAAGAGGAAGTCTAATTATGCCGAGCAAAACTCCCAAAGCTATAGGGCCTAAAAAGAAGTCGACTGCAAAGAAGGTTAAAAGCTTTAAGTCCGTAGAGAGCTGGGAAAAGAAATCTTCAGGAAACTGGACCTCTGGACAATCCAGAACCTTGTCTCCAGGGAGTGCCGCTGCAGTAACCAAGAGAAATAGTGGCCGTAAATACAAGGCTCTTGGTAAAAAAGTAATCCGTCCCCGGGTCCGTAAACAACATACTACTAAGGAGAAATAATGTGTAAATCATGCGGCTGTGGCTGCTCTAAGCCAAACTGTAAGGGTGCTTGTAAGAAAGCCGATAAGAAGCAAGATGCCAAAGTAAAGAGGGGCATGACCCCAGCTCAGAAGAAGAAGTTTGATGCTGCTGATAAGAAGATGGATGCTAAGAACCCACCTCGTGGTAAAGATAAAGAGATGGATGAAGCTCTAGCAGATAAGATTACGGGCAAGAAAAAGAAAGCCCCAGCTAAGAAAAAGAAGTAAGCTTTAGAGCCCCGAAAGGGGCTCTTTTGCTTTATGATTACCTTGACGCCAGAGCAATCTGGAACCCTGCTGCATTAACCGCGCCTCTATGGAGGATTTATGATCTTTTTAGTCAATCGGCTAAACCGTGCTGAAACGGACGCCGACAAAGAAGAGTTTGTTCGAGGAGTCGTTGGCCTGAAAAAAGGTGGCGAAAAGAAAGCTGCAGTCGGATTTATTGCGGGTTATCTTGTCTCGAAAGCTCTTCGTAAAAATGGCTGATTTATTTTTTAAGCGGTTAAATAAGCAGGTCATTAAAGAAGTAGCTGACGTTTTAGATCGTCATTCGCTGCACCTACAATATGAAGCTTTAAATTCGGGTTGGCCTAGTGAGTTAGCAACAGCCCTAGAGTTACAGCTTCAACCAGACGGTACCGCTAAAGTGGTTTACCCGCCTGAACTTCAAGACCGTATCCTAGATAAAGAATACGGCAATCCAGATACTCCACCCCATCCGGTAATTCGTAATTACCTAACCAAGATTGGGGTAGCTAAGTAATGCCATTTATTTTAAATGAAGAGACGGCTTTGAAGGCACTCCTTGGGGGAATAATAGTTTCAGATTCCGGCAATGCCTCTCGTCCTGTACACGTATTTTATGGCCAGCCAGATAAAGAAATACGTCAGCAGTCCTATCCGTATATTACTATTGATTTGATTAATATCTCAGAAGCTACTGAAAGAGTTCAATCCGGTATTATTCACTTGCCGTATCACCCAGAAGATTGGGACGGAGTCTCTAGCTTGGATACATGGTATCCTATGCCTATTAATTTAGATTACCAGATTACGACCTACTCTCGTCAACCTCGACATGACAGGGCAATTTTAGGGCAGCTATTTTCAATAAGTAGATTGCCCGTTAGATTTGGATCCATCTATATACCACAAGACAACACATGGCGTCGACTGGATATGCTTGGGTTTTCCAAAAGAGACACAACTGAAGCAGACAAACGTCTCTTCATGAATGTCTATTCAATCCGGATTAGCTCTGAACTTCTCAGAGTTAATCTTTCAGGTCCAGATGCACCGATTGTTACCAAACGAAATATTGGTATCAATGGTGTGGCTGAATTTGATACCCCAATATACAAACTGTTACAACTACAGCAGGAAGCACAACCAAACTAAAATTCGGACCCCAAAGAAAACAACCTACTAATTAAGGAGAAAATCGGATGGCTACATTCAGTAGACCAGGCGTCTTTATCCAGGAAGTGGAACTTCCCCAGACCATTGAGCTTGCCGACACCGGTAATGCTATTGGTGCGTTCATTGGCGCACTAGCCAAGGGTCCTACAAGTGTTCCCGTCCTACTTAACTCTTGGACACAGTTTGTCAAGACTTTTGGAAACCTCGAAGACGCATACCCTACAACATGGGCTGCATACAACTTCTTTGCTAACGGAGGACGTCAGCTTTACGTAAAGCGCGTCGTTGGCTCAGGATCTGCGGCAGCTTCAGTAACACTTACAGATAGATCACAAGCTCAGCTTAATACAATCCTAGTATCAGCAGCAAATGCTGGTTCTTGGGGAAATCACTTAGCTGTACAGGTTCGTTCTGCAGGATCATCTAATCGTTTTGGTCTTGCCATTTTTGGTGCACCAATTATTACTGGTAATGCATCATCTAACCTTCTAGAACAGTTTACTGATCTAAGCATGGTCACTACAGATCCACGTTACTTTGTTGATGTTATCAACTCAAGCTCTGCATACATAACCGTTGCAGACCTTAACTCAGCATCAACAACACCAGACGATATGCCAGTAGCAGGCTCTACACTTTACACTCTAGGCTCAACAACTGCCGGAGCTGACGGTAGTGCACCTACTCGCACAATCTACTCAAATGCTTTAACAGCTTTTGATCCAATTCAGAACCCGCTAGTAATAAATATCCCTGCAGCAGCATATATTTATACTACTTCAGGTTCAGGAACAGAACGCACTCTTGCTATTAACGTAATGGCAGACCTTGTTGCTTATTGCGAAGGTCGCGGAGATTCATTTGCTGTTCTTGATACTCCTGCAGGCCTTACAGCTGCAGAAGCTCAAACATTTGCTACAGATACTGTTGCTGGCTTTGCAGCTAGCTCAAATGGTGCCTGTGCAGCAATCTACTACCCATGGGTATTGATTCCTAATACTCTTCGTTCAATTCCAGGAGCAACACGTCTTCAGGCACCGGGTGCAGCAGTTGTAGGTCAATACCTAGCAACAGATGCTTCACGTGGCGTATTTAAGACGCCTGCTGGTTTAGGCAATAAGATCGCACTTGCAGTAGCTACAGAACATCAGTTTACAAATACTGAGCTTGATTCACTCAATACCTCAGCAGATCCTGTAAACGCTATTCGCCAAGTCCCAGGAGCTGGAATTGTAATCATGGGTGGACGTACCCTAGATAACACACCAGGTAAGCGTTACATTAACGTTCGTCGTTCCCTCAATTACATTGAGAAAGAACTCAAGGATCTTACTGCATTTGCAGTCTTTGAGAACAACGATGGTCGTCTATGGAACCGACTCTCAACAGTTTGCGAAAACTTCTTGGGTTCATACTGGCAGCAGGGTGGACTACGTGGAACTTCACCAGCTGATGCTTACTACGTAAAGTGTGATGCTACAACAACTCTTGAAGCGGACATCTCAAATGGCCGTGTCAATATTGAAGTAGGCGTTGCTCTTGAATACCCAGCCGAGTTTGTAGTTATTAAACTCGGTCAAATTACCGGAAATGCTACGGCTTAAGGAGATATAAAACATGCCCGCAACATCATTAAATAACATCCTAGCAAATCGCATGGCTTCGGATCCAATCCGTACGTTTAAGTTCTTGGTAACTTTTACACCTAATACGGAAGATACGAAGTTTGATACTTCAAATTGGAACAAGATGGGCTTCGTATCCGTATCGGGACTTAGCGTATCTACAGAGCCAATTGCGTACCGCGAAGGTGGATACAACACAAACGTTCACCAGATTCCAGGACAGTCTTCATTTACACCAATTACTTTATCTCATGGTTTGCTTTTGGGTCAGACTCAAAACCAAGCATGGATGAAGCGTTTGTTTGCAATGTTGACTCCTAAGGCAACTTCAGGCGTTGGCGCGGACTTCCGTTGCACACTTGACATTGCAGTACTTAGCCATCCAAACCCAGCAGGTTTTGATGTTGCTAACGGTCAGACAGCTGACACCGATGGTGGCCAGCACGTCTCTATGCGCTTCAAGGTATATAATGCTTGGATCGCAAACCTTGGTTACAGCAACCTTGATGCAGGACAAAGCACATTGATGGTAGAAGAAATGACTATCGTACATGAAGGCTTTGACGTATCAGTTGCATCAGGCTATAGCGCAACAGCACCACTAATCAGCTAATAAAGAAATTAGGTATATAACATGGCAAACGAAACCGTCATTAATGCGGCAGATAATCCAGCTATTGCAAATAAGCTTGTAGAAGAAGCTTTATCTGATAGGGGAGTAGAACAGCAGCAGGAACGAATCCCTGTTGTTCTACCCCCTAGCGGAGAAGTTATTCTTCCAGGCGGAATCAATGACCCTTTTGAGGGACACATTGGTACTGCTGAAGTACGTGAATTAAATGGTGGAGACGAAGAAGTAATAGCTAGGATCATTGATCCGGGTAAATCTCTTCTAGCCATCCTAGATCGAGCAGTAGTATCAGTTGGTGGAAAACCAGCAGATAAAGACACCCTAGATATGCTTCTTGCTGGTGATCGTGAAATGCTTCTTCTAGAAATTCGTAAAGCTACTTTTGGAGATGAAATTGTAGTAGGCCCAGGCCTATGCCCATCTTGTCAACATGAGCAAACCTTTACAGTTCATTTAACAAATGATATTGAAGTTAAACACCTTAGTGAAGAAGATAGACACTTCTCATTAAAATGCAAGGTAGGCACTGTAGAGGTCTCCTTGCCGAATGGACAGGTCCAAAAGACCATAGTTAACTCTACAAATAAAAACTCGGCAGAATTGGATACCTTACTTCTCAAGGGTTGTATCAATGAGATTAACGGGCTTCCAGTTACAGATATTCAGGTAATTAAAGACCTTAGTATCAAGGATCGCCGAGATATACTAAAGGCTATAACAGACCGTAACCCTGGTCCACAACTCGGTTCACTTAAGAAAGCATGTCAGTCCTGTGGCTCGGAGGTACCACTTCCGCTAACCCTAGCGGAGTTGTTTCAGGAGTGAAGTTAACTACGAACTTCTTATCGAAAGCTATGAAGTTCTAAGTAAAGCTTACCCAGGATGGACACTAAACGATATTAAAAACTTATCGTTTAGAGAACGAACCATGTGGATTCTACGTATTAGGTGAGGCGGTGATTAAATGAGTACCCAAAATATGGTCCCTACGGACGATTCTGGAGATGGCGTACCTGGAGCATTTATCCGGGAATACGAAAAGATCCTAAAGGTCATGAAAGATGTGACCAAAGAAACCGCAGAACAAAAGAAGAATGCTAAAGAAGCTTCTTCAGCATATAACGGTGACAAAGTAGGCGGAGGAAAACTCGGCCTAGGCACCATGCCTTTACGCAGTGCGCTAAGTAACTTTAGCGGCGGTGAAAAGATGGCTATGGGCGCGGTTGCTGCGGGTGCAACATTTATGAGCATGGCACCTAATACCATGTCTGCTGTAGCTCAAAGAATGTACGCCGACTCAATAGCCGGCTTAAGCGGAATGAAGGCTCAACCCCTAATCCGTCAAGCTAATAGAATGGTCAATGGCGCAACTAGTGCTATGGGACCTACAGCCGCAGCTGCTAACCTTTACTATCAGGGTGGATATAGCGCCAACTCTTTAAGCTCTAAAAATATTATGCAGAGCCTTGGTGGAATGAGTGCCATCACAGGCGGAACAAATGAACAGACTGCATCCAGCTTAGCTGGAATGAACGGAATGCTTTTCTTACGTGCCGGTATTCGTATTCGTGATAATAACGGTCAACTTTTGCCTATGGAGCAAATTGTTAACTCTGTTTATCGTGTTCTATACGGTGGGCGAAAAGTTACCTTACAACAAGCTGCATTATTATTAAACCCCTCTTCTAAGGGTTATCAAACACTTACTATTATTTGCGGTGGAGATCAAAATCTTCAATCAGCTATTTCTATGGCTGTTATTACCCGCGCTCGCAAAGGAACTGACTTAACTAAAAAAGATCTTGGTTCTGCACAAAACGCATTAACTGCAATGGGTGTTGGTGGAGAAAGCCCATTACGTGCTAACTTCCGCTATCAAGCAGGACAAAATGCCGCCCTTCAAGCAACAGAGGGTGGACTTGTTGGCGGATATAACACGTCATTAAACGTTGTTGGAGCACTCAATCAAGGATTTGCAGATCTTGCTTCAGCTTTAGGACCAGTTACTTCTGGGCTTATGGGTCTTAAAGGAATACTTCAAACATTTCCTAATGCAGGAAACATGGGCGGAACAATATCTGCTGCAGGAAGTACTGCAATGGGTTTTGCAAGTCAAGCAATGAATGCCGCAATTATGGGTAGAGTACTGGGCGTAGGTCGTTTTGCTGCAGGCGGTGGGGGAACTGCATCCCTACTTGCTGGTGGATTACGCGGTGGCGGAAGCATACTATCTGGAATGAAAATGGGATTACGTGGTGGAGGAAGATTCTTAGGAAAAGCTATCCCAGGTCTTGGTGCGCTGTTAAGTGCCATGTCTGGTTATGGGGACTCTAAAGCAAATAAAGGAATTTGGGGAGGACTTCTAGCCTCTGCAGGTACTGGTGCTTTAGTAGGTGCAGGTACTGGCGCTATGGCCGGCGGTGTTGGAGCAATTCCAGGGGCGTTACTTGGGGCATTAATTTCTGGTGGCGGTTATCTTGGAGGAAGACTTTTAGGAAGCGGCGGACCAGATGACGAACATCATCATGGATTCGGTACTGGTGGCGGAAACGATGCTGGTGGACAAGCCACATTTAATCTTCCCGTTCCTAAAGGAACACCCGTAACTTCCCCTTATGGCCCACGTAAGGGTGGAAAAGGCGTTAGTAAAAACCACCATGGTATTGACTTTGGTGTACGTGAAAATACAAATGTAACTGCAGCAGCAGATGGCGTTGTTACTGAAGTCGGTAACGGTGGTGGATACGGAAACTACGTAATTATTAAACACGGTTCTAAGTCAACTCTTTATGCCCACTTAAATAGCTCAAGCGTTAAAGTGGGGCAGGCAGTAAAGGGGGGTCAAATAATTGCTAAATCTGGAGGTCGTAAAGGAGCTCCTGGGGCCGGCGCATCTACTGGACCGCACCTTCACTTTGAAGTACGAGATAATGGCGGGCGCGGTGCACAGGGTCGTGTAAATCCTGCAGGTTTCTTTGGTAAGGCTGCTAACTTTATTTCAAACGCATTTAAAGCTGGAATTAATATGGCTAAAAGTGTAGGAACTTTCTTAACCGCACCCTTTAGAGCTGGGTCACAAGCAATATCAAATATGCTTGGTGGAAATAAGCGTGCTCCAGAATTAAGCCCTACAGATCTTTCGGGATTAAACAGCCCTGAATTACGAGCACTACTACACGACTCTATTGTTGCAGGAAGACCTTTGGGCAGCGAAGATCTTAAAAAGTATATGACTGGAATGAACAACCGTAAGTTAAAGCTTAGTGGTGGGTCTAAAGTCCTTCTTGATAATAAAGACGATCCAATGGCTCCAGATGGACAGATGGCCGGAGGAAGTCGTGCTGGTCTTATAAAGCTTCTAGCAAGGCATGGTTTCTCAGGAAAGAATCTAGAGACTGCATTTGCAGTTGCTGCTGCCGAATCTAGAGGTCGTGCTGTTGATTATAATGGCAAAGGAAGAGATAAGTCTTACGGGCTATTTCAAATCAACATGAATAATGATGATCCTAAGAGCCCTAATATGGGCCGCAATAGATTAAAGCAATTTGGCATTAAGAATTATAACGACCTAATGAATCCAGAAATAAACGCTAAGGCTGCCTATATGGTATCTACCAAAGGTACGTCTTGGAAAGCTTGGTCTACATATAATGACGGCACATTCCTTAGATATTTAGATGATGCTCAAAGAGCTAAAGAAACCGCCGGAATTGGTGGGCCTACAGGTACCGATGGAATGGCTTCTGTTGCTACTCAAACTAAAGAACCTGTAACTCCCCACAATGTTGAGGTAAAGGTAACCATGCATGTAAATATAGCCCAGTCTGGAGTACGTGAAGCTGAACAAATGTTTAGAACCTTTAGCAAGCGTGTAGAAGAGGCTATTCAAAAGAAGCAGTTGGGAGTCTACTAATGGCTACAACTTACTACTACACCGTAAATCTCCAACAATATTTAAATAATGTGTGGATTAATATCACCGTACCTGAAATTAAAATTAATTTTAATGATTTTAGAAAAAACCCTGCTGGAGTTTCTTATACAAATCAAGCTGGAAACGTTGAGGGTAGTGAAAACGAATTGCAATGGGTTGTTAAAGCCTATAAAGTTGTAAACGGTGGGTCTCCTGTCCAATTAAACAAAGATGAGGTTAAAGTTCAGCTTACAGGCGGGGGAAATCAAGAAGTATTTGATCAAATTGTAAAAACAGTAAGTACTAGTACTCAAGATTACTTTAGAGTAACTATTAATAAAACCTTACTAAATGCTTTAGCTATTAAGTTTCCTTTTTATGTATACCCAGGATTTACGGTTACAACAAAGCCAGACGTAATTGCAGTACCACACAAAACAGGCGATCCTACTGAAGTTGTTGTTTTTACACAAGCTGCAACTTTTCCTCAAGTTCCTACAGGCCTTATTGCTGCTGTAAACCTTCCAGGAAATACAACTACAGCTAATATTCACTACGATAAAAGTATTGATAGATTTGTAGGAATTAAAGCAACCACTAACTCTAACGGAACCATTACTTATACTGCCTATTATTATTTCAAGGGCGCTGATGGAACTCAAGATAAAGTGGTGACTATCGGCACAGATGCCAAAGGACTAGGTACTAAAGGATCTGCTTATAAGACTGGTCAAGCTCTTTTAATTAATGCTATTGATAGTGCTAAGGTTACTAATGAAAAAGTAGAAAACCCTACAGGAAGTGGTACAGGTCAGTATACAACTAACTCAAGACTTGAGCCTGTTGGTGGAGATCGTTGGAATCCGCCCCCACATCCAAAGACCAAAGGCATGCACCGGGAGTGGCAGTTTTCTAAATCCACGGTTACAAACAACGTTGTCCAAGCAAAGGACATTATTTATAATAAGGTTCCTCAGGGAGTCATGGGACGTATATTCCAAGATGCAGACAGCGCTGCCTCTGTAAATCTTACAGACCCTAAAAAACTTTGGGGTTTTAGGTTTATGTATAACCCAACTACTGTTCAGTATCAAACCCAAGCCAACACAAACGTTGACTTTACCTTTGGTGCAGCAGACCCCGCACAACTTTTAGCCGGAAATATTTCTTTTCAGTTTCAACTATATTTAAATAGAATTTTAGATATGACTCATCTACAAGGTGATAGAAAAACAGGTCAAGATTATATTCCATCCTTAGGTACCGAAGCTATTGACGGGCTTATTAATAGGGGAACTGAATATGACCTTGAGTTTTTATACCGTGTATGTAATGGGGACCCCGACACCAGTCAAGGATTAAACCCACTTCTTACATATGCTGGAGGTATGACTTCAGATATTGGGTTATTAAAAGCCCTTCCAGTATGGATTGTCATTAATGAAAACATGCGTATATTTGGATCCATTTCAAATATCAATGTAAATCACGTAATGTTTGACAGAAGAATGGTTCCTATTCTAAGTACCGTAGATCTGACTATTACACGTTACCCAGCCATTATGAAGTACTCATCAAATAGTAAAACTGATGATGCAAATAAGTATGATATTTCAGCACTTAAGAAAGTTATTGGTACAGATACAGCATCAGCTACAGGAACAATTGGAAATAACTAATGGCTATAGAACGAGTATCTAGATATAATGATGGGCCTCTTGCCCAAACCAAGTATGAAAATACTGGTGGGTACGCCATATCTGTGTACAGAAAATGGCCTGAAAATAAGGTAGTTAACTTCTTTAATTACACTTGGGTCGACGGGGATAGCCTGGGGCGTCTTGCATATGACCACTGTGGGGGCTCTAAGTACTGGTGGGAAATTATGGACATCAACCCAGAGATTACTGACCCAATGGAGATTGAACCAGGAATGGTTATAAGGATTCCAAATGAATAATACGGTACATAGAAGCTATCAATGGAGATCTGAAGTCTTCAATGCTTATTTTGAAGTTCAGTTTCCTAATACACCTAAGCTAGAGCTTTTGGCTGTTAGTGCTGACCTTGAGCAAAATATAGAAGAGCACGACATTCTTACTATTACTTTTAAAGGTAAGCCATTTAAAAAAGATACTCAACTAGCCTATGGCGACCCAGTAAAATTTATATACAAGTCTGGCAAAGAGGTTTACAACTTTGTAGGTAAAGTCAATAGAATTGTTCAAAAAGCATCCTTACATGGTGTAGGAGAGACTGTAGTTCAATGTATCTCTGCAAGTTCTGTTTTAAAAGAAACCTCTCAAAAGATTTATACAAACGTCACCGCGGATCAGTGTGTTGCTAGAGTGGCTGCCGCTGTTGGGTGTCGAGCCGTGACTCAGCGCCACCCACGAGTACGTCAAACTATTGCTCATACAGGAGAAACATACTGGCAATTTTTACGTAGTCAAGCTAAGCAGACAGGGTTTGCTCTTAGGGCTGAAAATACAACAATTACTTTTGTTTCTAAAGAAAAAATTACAGCGGCTAAAAAAAGTCAAGCCCCATATTTCTTGTATTTTGATAGCCCAACAGATGGGGCTACCACCGCTTCTTTTAGAGCTCTTGGAACAATAGTTTATTTCCACCCGCTTATTTCAGATGCCTCTCCTGAAACTGGGGTAAAGGTAGACCGAGTAGTAACTGGCCAAGACTTAAAGGGTAATAAAGCAATTAAAGCTATCCATAAAAATTCTGCCCCAACATCTAGCCCAAGCGCTGTGCGCCCTAGTGAGGACTATTTCCTATGACAGCCAGTATTTCAAAAAAGAATGCCAAGATTGGGTATAAAAAACATTACCCTTATGAGGTTGTAAGTAATGTAAATGACTCTAAATTACTAGCTGACTCCTTAAGCCAAACCCACAAGTATCAGTATCTTATGGAAATACACACTGTGGGTGACGCCAGTATTCGCCCATATGATCCCGTGTATTTTGACGGCTTACCTAATGGTCTTTCAGGATATTGGACTGTATTATCTGTAAAGCACAGGTTTGGCGGATCTCACGGTTACTACATGCTTGAAATGATTGTAGGAACAAATACTTTGGGTGAGGTAAACCCTGAAGCCGCTAAAGCAGTTGCCGTAAGAGATATTGAGGGAGAACTAGGAAATCAATCTCTTACAGTTTCAGACTCCATATTGCAGCAAATACCGCTCTCACCAAATGAGACAGACTTTCCAGAACCAAGACCGTTACCAGGGCCAGCTGTTTCTGCATCAGACTTAGACTTTCCAAACAATACTGATGATCTGTATGCAATTGCACCCCCATCTTTTTCTAATGTAAAAAATAGCGTGTCGTGGGTTGCGTCTTTAGAGAGTAAAATAATCTAATGGTAACTACTGCAAATATTGATTATGGTATGGACCCTCAGGGTAGATTTAGGTTTTATGGAATCTATGCTGGAAAAGTTCGTGATAATAAAGACCCCCTTAAAAAATCACGTTTAAAAATAAGCGTAGATCAACCTACTGGTGGAGAAATAACAGCTTGGGCAGAAGCCTGCCTTCCAGTTACTAGCAATAGTAACCACCCCGATCACCAAGAACATACTGCTGCTCAAATTGCTACTCTTCTTACTACACAATCCACCTCAGCTTCAGGAGCAGACCCTCAGGGAGGCTCTGTAGGTATAACGATCCCTGCGTTAACCGTGGTAGCTAAGAGTGGAGCTGGTACCCTTAAACATCCTCATAAAACGAGTGTAGATAAAACAAATAAGTGGAATGGCTCTTCAGGTACCGTCTTTAATGACGCAACAAGTACAAATGAGCATACCCCACATAGACTTGTTCCAGATATTGGGCAACAAGTGTGGGTTATGTTTATAGCTGGAGATCCTGGACACCCTGTATGGATTGGAGTGCGGCTATGAAGGCTATTTCCTACCCATTTACTCTAGACACTCGTGGTGCCGTACTATCGACATCCTTTAGCCCTAAAATTTATCTGGATAGGGTGCTCACACTATTGAGTACAAATATAGGTCAAAGACCGACGCGCCCAGACTATGGAGTAGACCTTTCCGCTGCTTTCTTTGAAAATGAGTACATTTACAATGGGGGAGATATAACTACTTACAAAAAAGCGGTAGAACAAGCAATTAGAGTTGCGGTTGCAAATTGGTTGCCTGATATTACTATAGACGAGATTACTATTACAAATCCAGATATTGAAGGGTTTGCAAGTATTACTATCTTGATCGGTGTTCCTGGAAACCTTCAACTAACACTTAATACTACTACAGCGATCTTTGGCGCTGACGGAACGATAACGAGGACATCATGAGTGAAATATCGATTAATTATACAGCTAGAGATTATGAATCTTTAAAACAAGAGCTCATTAACCTAGTAAGTTTAAATACAGGTAAGGCGTGGACTCCCTCTGATAACTCCGATTTAGGTGCTGTGTTGGTTGAAGCCTTTGCATATATGGGCGACATAATGTCTTATTATATTGATCGCGTTGCTAATGAAACTTTGGTAGAGACCGCTGTAAAAACAGAAACCCTTTTAAATTTTGCATCATTGTATGGAATTAAGCCTTCAGGCCCTACCCCAGCACAAGTTTCTATTGACTTTGTAAATGTTAGTGATAAAGTTGTAGACCTACCTATTGGAACTCAAGTAATGGCCCCCTTAAATTATGGCCCATTTTCTCAGGCATACTTTGAAACAATTGAGGGCTATACAGCTATCCAACCAGATCAAACTATTACTATTAATGCAATTGAAGGAAAAACCGTAAATACTGATCGAGAAGATTATATCGACCCAACTTACCATAAACCTTTGCCTTTAAATTTGGGGACATCTAATGGGTTAGCTAATCAAGAGATTCAGATATTAGATACTGGTGTTCTTGATGCCTCCCTTATTGTTTATGTTGGGCAAGGTGTTGCTTTTGCACCCTGGGCTTATGTAAATACCTTAGTTGAATATGGCCCAGAAAGCTTGGTATTTACTACCTCACAAAATTCAGACGGAACATTAAATGTTATTTTTGGTGATGGTGTTAATGGCACTATACCACCTTCTGGACAGTTAATTAGCGCTTTGTATAAAACAAGCGTAGGAAGATATGGAAACGTCATATCTGGAGCAATTACAGAGCTTTCTTTTATTCCGGGAAATATTGATCCGGAGTCTTTGACATACTTTAGCGTTAATAATGGCTCCGCCGCTATTGGCGGCGCAGATGCGGATGATTTCTCTCAATTACGTAAACGTATTAAAGCATCGATTATATCTAGACGTCGTGCTGTAACTCTTTTAGATTATGAATATCTTGCATATCAGGTTACTACATTGGGTAGAGCAAAAGCCTCATCTGCAGTATATAGCTTAGTTAATCTGTATATTCAATCTCAAAATGATGGAACATCTACTCCTGGAATTGTTTCTGGAAGTCCAACAACATCTTGGGGTAAATTAAAGATTGCAGTTGAAACTTACTTATCAGATAAGATTCCTGTAGGCGTAACCCTAAACGTTCAGCAACCCACATATGTTCCTATCTATTTAGATGTAGCCGTATCTATTGGCGGAGCATATAAACGCAGTACTGTAAGACTCGCTATCTATAAAGCTTTGCTTGGAGCTGGTGGGTTATTTGAATATGATAAGAATGAATTTGGCAGAACAATTCCTTTATCTACAGTTATTGCAGCCTTAGCTGGTGTAGATGGTGTGGTATCAGCAAACGTTACTAAGTTAAATATTGACAATACCTCAACTGCTACAACTGTCGTATTAAGTAATAACCAAATCCCATATCTACTTCCAGCTAACCTAACTATTACGGTTACTGGCGGAATCAACCTCTAAAGGAGAAACATGACAGCCACCTATCCCTCATCGGTAAGACAACTTACTCCTAAGATTGATATCCAAGATACAGTCTTAGCAGATCACGTAAACGTTCTTCAAGAAGAAATTCGTGCTATTGAAACAGCTCTTGGTGCAGCCTCAACGAGTAATAGTATTCTGGTATCTAGCTACTCTGGAAGTTTTAGCCAATCTACAAACTGGTCTACGCTGGGTGATCGTCTTTTAAACATTGAAGCCGGTCTTATTAGCGGTACAGGTACTTCAAGTAGTTATGTTTCAAAGACTGGCGACTCTATTATCCCTGCAGTAGGAAAAGCGGGCTTAGCAATCAATGCTCGCAGCGGAAATTTATTAAATCTTTTTGAAACAAAAGATAGCGCATCAGCACTAGGATTTAACGTAGACTATACAGGCAAGCCTAAATACGGAACCTATGCGGTATTATATGTGGGCAGTTCTGAATACACTTCACTACAAAATGCAACATCAGCTGCGGCTACGGCTGCTGCTACTGCTCAGGCAACTGCCTCAGCTGCAAATATTAGCCCATTTTTATTGGCGGGGATGTAATTTAACAAATGGCAACAGTCAGCTCTAAATATGGCGCAGGTATATACGGTATATCTAAATACGGCGAGAAAGAAGTCAGCCGTACTTATTATGCTGCAAACCTAAACGGATGGTGTTATACCTTTAATACGGTATCACTAATCTGGACGTCTATTGCAACTGACCCAACAGATCCTGCACCAACCCATTGGAAGCTAGTAAGAAGCTTTACTGGTCTACCTGATAATCCTTTTGAGGCTACAGGCCTTACTGGAGACGAGTGGTCATCTTTTAGAACCACCTATATTGATCAAAATATTGCTAATGATAACCTCCAGGTTAACTATTCAATTTGGCTCTTTAATGGAGAAGATTGGATTCTTTGTGGACAAAAAGATATTGTAATTGTTCAAGAAACAAATACCCTAACTAAAGTACTTAAATGGCTTCCTAGAGCATGGCTAAACCCTATAGATGCTACCGGAGAAGTTCTTGGTGAACCAGAACAAGACAATGATTTAGTAAATACTCTACGTGCCTATACATTTATGTATGATAAGTTTGATGCAGAAATTGACATTCTTCAAAGTGTATCCGCTCAAAATTCTCACAGTGCTTTACTGCCTAATCAGATGTCAGAGCTTGGATTTACGTATGAACCTGCACTAGGAGATAGCTATCACCGAGCCCTGTATAAAGCCGGAAACGTTATTAATGGATCTAAAGGTACCGCTGGAGCTATTGATGCATATGTTACGGGCCTTACTCATTTAGGTAACTATATTGAAATTGGCCATAATTTAATGCTTGATTATAACGATTCCTCGTTTGAGGAGTCTATAGGTCGTTGGTATACAAGTAAAGGAACTTTTGTTTCTTGCACCTATGCAAATTCTTTAAGCGTATTGGGCACAGCGATAACCCCCCCAGACCTGCCATTAGCAGATGCTTTATTTCCACCTCGTGGAGCAGGCTTTGGAGTATTAACAATTCCAGAAGATTTTGTACCTACATTAAGTATGCGTTTACCGTCTGTAACTGTAAGTCCTCTTCTTTATGGAACACCTGTAAAAGAAAAAACAAGATATTTATTTTCAGGATGGGTTCGACACCTTACATCTAGTGCAACTGTTTCAGTAACAATTTACTGGTATAACTCTATTGGTGAGGGTATTGGAAATAACACCTCCTCAACCCCAATCACTACAACAACTACCTGGAAAGAGTTTACTTCAAAGTCTGATGCTGGACGAAATGGTCAACTGTCTCCAGCTAATGCTGCCTACGCGGTTATATCCTTTTCAGTAACAAGTTCAGTAACTACTACTTCTAAACTTTTATTTGATATGTTCCAGTTAGCTCAAGCAGACGTAAGTCTAGAGTTTGAAGATGCTCGCCGAGTTAGAGTCTATTTACAAGGTGAAACAGAAAATTTTCTTCCTAACCCAAGTTTTGAACAAGGTATCGGTGGATGGACCGTATCTCCAAACGCATCATATGCTCAAGATCCAACTGTTTACAATAATGCTTTAATCTCAGGAACCTGTCTTGGTGAAATTACAATACAAACTCCTGGACCTGCTTGGGTTGCCTCAGATTGGTTTGTTGTTCAACCTGGATTAAACTATACTTTTAGTGCACACCTTGGAACTCACTATCCTAATTTTGGTAGGGTTCAGCTTCGTATTGAGTTTTCTAATCGTGAATCAGTAGAACTTCAAGTTAAAACATTTGAAGATGAAAATGGGTCATACTATAGCAATGATTATTACTATGTTGAGTCAGACATTGTTACTTTAAGTGCTCATTACGTTTTGGATGAAAATGGGAATCCAATTGTAGACGCCTTTGAACCCGGTCAACCTATTCAATATATCCCGGACATTGCAAGACTACACGTAACTGGAATTGCGCCGCAATACACCAGAGACTCTGGAGAACCTATGGCAAAGGTATCTATCCATTGGCTGGATACAAATCAAAGATCAGAAACTTGTTATATGGATGCACTTTTATTCCAACCTTCAAATTCTTTAACCCCGTATTTTGACGGCAGCGGAGCACCAACTCCAGAAAATCCGGTGACAGATTACTTCTTTAAAGATGCTGATTGTTTTTGGGAATACAAAAATATAGCAAACTTTATTACTAACCCATCATTTTCTAGTACAACAGGGTGGGCTACCGAATCCGGATCTACACTAACTTCAGATACTGCTGGTATGGCAGCTACTAGAGCTGTAGAACCAAATGGAACTCTAAGTAATACAACAATTCTTCCTGAACCATATGGTCCATACGTAGGCACTACTATGGGAAAAGTTTCTTATAACATAAACGTAGGTGGCGGAATTAGTACTACTGTGTATTTGCCTTCTCCGGCTGTGGGTGGTGAAGATTTTGTAGTATCTGCGTTTGTTAGGGCTGCCGAAGCTTTATACACAATCTCTACTTCTGGTGGCGGCGTTACAACCTCTACGACTATGGAAGTTTACCAACACGATCAATATCAGTGGATTAGAATTGTAGCAGTCAGACAACTATTGCCGGGTGAAACCTCATTTACTATGAGTGTTCATGCAACCCCTCCCCCACCATTTTTTCCAGGTGGTCCTGCAGGATATACAATTGGTCCTACTAACTTTTTTCATATTGATGCTGCTCAAGCTGAATATGGACGCATTCCTACAGGATATGTTGGTCCAGACTCTGTTGGGTCTCATACAATTCCAAATACCGGAAACCTAGCTACCAACATGCACGTTGCTCAGACTCAAAGTATTGGTGGAGGAAAAAGTTCTTATATTCCAAACTATGGGGTAAAACTTTCCCGCCTAACAAATTCTCTAGGTTTAGTTATGCCGCATGGAAGTACTTGGTGTGTAAAACCTGGGTTCCCTACAGAAAACTATCCAGATTTAACTGAGTCGTTAATTTCAAACGCTTCATTTGAAAAAAGCCTTGGTGGTTGGACCGGAAATAATTCGATATTAAATCGAGTTGTTTCTAGAGGATCTTTATTTGGAGATTTTGTAACGCATGGGGCTGCTTATTGCAAAGTAATTAGTAGTGGAACAAATAGCTCTACCAAAGCCTTTGGTATTCATACTGATCAATTTAAGGTCTATGCTGGAAGAGGATATTACTCTTCTATAGCTTTACGTCCAGATAATAGTAACTCCACAAGTGGTACTTATAAACTAAGAGTTGACTACTACACTGAAGGTGATAGTCAAATTAAGGTCTACTATGGAATTACAGACGTAGCGACTAGTACTTACGCTTTTTCTGTGTCTACTTCCTCATTTGAGGGGGCCTATTCTGAGGTTACAGATACTTATCGTCAAAAAGTAGTTTCAATTACTAGGACTGATCGGTGGGCATTCGTAAACCTCATCATGCCCGCCTTCTCAACAGTGGGGGCTAGCTACGCCGTTTTGACAGTAACCTATACACCTGCTACCTTCGTAGCTGGACAGGCCTTCCATATTGACAGGGCTATTTTTAGAGAGTAGGTTAGCCGCATGACTCTTGTAGTAATATCCGCTTTAGCTACGGCTTGTCTTTTAACCGCTGTAGAAAGCTTAATTATACCTTTAGGTAAGTGGCGAGGCTTATTAGCGCTGGTTATATCTATCCCGGCGTGTCTTTTACTGGGAATTGCTTTAAAGCCATTAGCAGTATATTCTCTGGCTTCAACGTTCCTCGGTTTGACATTATCGCTAGTCGTGGAGCAAACTTTCACCGGAATTTCTGTAAGGGAATTTCGCGGTCTACCCAAAAAGGTGGATCACATTTAGTACATAGAAAAGAGAGGGCAAATGCACGCACCAAATCTAAACCCGTATCTTTCGGGTAATGCACGCGCACTATGGATGGTGTTTGCCACTGTAGGTCGAGTGATGTCGGCTGCCGAAGTTATGGAAAGCAACTATATGACTGAGGGCAGAGACGCTATTCGTAATGCAATGACAGAACTAAAACGCACGGGCTATATCAAGGCCGTAAAAGAACAAACTGCCGGCGGTCGCTGGGTAACTTCCCTAAAATTTACAGAAGTCGGACAAAAATATGTCGACTTATTCAACTGGAATTACCAGCCAGTACCGACGCCTGAATTTCCGTACGTCGGTGAACCAGGCACTACTAGTAATATAACTACTAATGACTATCAAAGCCTAGAAGTACTACGTACTTCTAGTCTTTCGGCGGAGCCGAAGGGAGAACTGCCAATGAGTTGGCCAATGCTGGACGAAGAGAACGAACCAAAAAAGAAAAAGCCCGCTATCGATGAATCTGATACTGGGGCAATTGGAAAAGTCGTTGACAAGCAAGCTAAGCGCAACGCCAAATATAAAACTACTTCGTTTGAGGCTGTCCCCGCCTCCATGCGTCGATACGAGCGTTCTGAAGAGGAGTGGGGCACCGATGACTTGATTGCGGAGTTCTATGATCAGATTCGTGAACACTGTCCCGGTATTCCTTCACAGGTCAACGGTAAATCTTTAATCACGTGGATCAATAGCCAAGTTGGTCAAGGTGTGGCGCGAACTTCAATCTTAAAAGCAATCCGTATGTTCTTTGTTGATCCACGCAACTTGATGGATCTTGGCGTAGGTCAACCTGTGTGGCGTAGATTCATTGCGTATTATCCAACAGTCCACGGTTTGACTACCAAGACCGAGACCGAGTACGTTGATGATGAGTTCCTGGCTCATCAGGAAAAAATGTTAAAACTTCTCGGAGGTAACTAATGTACGACCTATCGAAGGAACGTCCGGGAGTTCGTATGCGTATTCGGCATGCTGGTCTTCCAGCAAAGTCAATCGGCATGGAGTTCTCAGATATCGACGATTCTCCGGAAAAAACTCAGGTCATGCAATGGGTGGGGCTGGTCAAAGCTGGGAAGGTCATTAGAGCCCTTGGAGAGCCTACCTGCGGCCTTGGACTCCTATTGGCGGGTAAACCGGGTCACGGCAAGACTACGATGGCCTCTATAGCCCTCCAAAGCCTTATTAGGACCATTACGCCTGACCTATTTGGCTCAGACGGATCGATGCCCGCCAACTTAGCGGGCTTCAGAGACTATCCTAAGCTCCTTCGACTTCAGAAGATGCAGTTCGAAGACCCTAACGAAAACACTCAACGCGAGATAGATTCTATCTTTGGGGATTTAGCTCCCCACGAAAACTATCAAACGTTTGTGTTGGACGACCTTGGCAAGGAATATAGAACCGCAACTGGTTGGGCTGAGAATCAATTTGACGCCCTCCTTCGTTCCCGGTTCAATGCGGGTCTGCCAACAATTGTTACGACGAATACCGCCCTCAAAGACTGGGGTACGGTGTACGGTGAGGCAATGGGCAGCTTCGCGCACGAGGCGTTTATTCCATTAGTAGTTCGTTCACAAAAAGGGGATCATAGAAAAAATGAAAAAGAAAATGAGTAATGCTGTGATGTATGGTTGGAAAACAGTTCAGTTCTTCCTCTCCGCTGAAGGAGTTTGTGAAGTTCAGATTTCTCATGACTGCGAACTACGTTGCACTTGTGATGGATACGGTAACCGTAGAAAGTGCCGCCATATAAATCTTTGTTCTGCAAAATTAAAGAACGGTCAATATCCAATTGAGATTACTGGAGATATTCCAGAGGATCTACTTACAGAGGCTCGTACATCCCCGACAGCCTTTAGGACCATAATTTTGAAATACGGAAAACCTCTGGTATTCTAAAATTATGCAAGGGGGCGATATTTCAAATGAGGTTCCTCAGCGAGTAGCTGTTACCCTAGATTGTATTTTAGTAAAGACGCCAAGTATTAAAAAGTCTTTACTAGGTCTAGTAAGTATTCCTACCGAAGAGGTTACCTACAATAGGCAGGCGTTATCTTTATTTTGGCGCTATGCACAAAAAAATAATGTTGTTATGGAATTAGTTGGGTTTGGATATACCAAGAGAGAAATGAAATCCATAATGGATGATCTTGACAACTTGGGTACTAATCCGTTTAACTATGTCAACTGCTATAAAGTTGTTGCTGATCTTGTTGGTGAACTACCATATAGGCCTGAGCTTCGATTTGTGGTAGACATACCTTCTCGAGGTCTTCGATATGGTGCACGATTTATAGATATGAGGGAACTCAGTGGCAGCTGATAATGAAGTGCGGCTTTTATCTAGGGCTATCCGTACTAGAGATATTTCTACCTTACTAGAACGTGGTGTAGAGGGTGGTTGGTTCTTTAATGATGACAACCGTGCAGTCTGGGAGTTTCTACGCAATCACTGGACTAAGTATCAGGAAGTACCTACAGCAACAACCGTCTTAGATAATTTTCCAACCTACAAGCTTTTAGCTGTAGATGATGCATTAGATTATCTTTTAGATCAGCTAATAGAATTTAGAAAGCGTCAAAAATCTATTGAGGTAGTTCAACAGGCTGCGGATGCTATTGCTGCTGGCGATCATACTTCCGCCATTAAAATTATGGGACATGGGTTTGCAACGCTCATTGATGAAGGGTCCGCAGCACCTACAGAGATTGATCTGACCAAAGATGCAATAGATCGTTTTGATGAGTATTTGGATATCAAGACTCGTCCCAATGGTTTACTAGGAATTGCTACCGGATTTCAAGTTATGGATATGGCTACTGCTGGTTTACAGCCAGGACAATTGGTAACTATTATTGCTCCACCTAAAACTGGTAAATCTGTACTTGCAATGCAAATGGCTGTAAATGTACACAATGACGGGCAAGTACCTATGTTCCAATCTTTTGAGATGAGCAATCTAGAACAGCAACATCGACACGATGCTATGCGAGCGCACATATCTCATGGTCGATTGATTCGTGGAGCACTCACTACAGATGAAGAAGCACGTTATCGCGACATGCTTTTAAGGATGGGTGGAATGCATAAGTTTTATTTAACAGAATCTATCTCAGGAGCTACTGTTTCTCAACTAGCCTTAAAACTGGAAAAACTTCGTCCACAGATCTTATTTGTTGACGGTGTCTACCTCATGTTTGATGAGATCAGCCAGGAGCGAGGAACACCTTTAGCATTAAAAAACATTACTCAATCAATGAAACGCTTAGCACAGAAGTACGATATCCCCATCGTTCAGAGTACTCAGGTATTGACTTATAAGATGAAAAAAGGACAGGTAACTGCAGACTCTATTGGTTACTCATCTTCTTTCCATCAAGATTCAGATGTAATTTTTGCTTTACAGCGTCAAGATGAGGATGACGATAGTTCTCGTTTGCTTCGTGTTGTGGCTAGTCGTAACGGTGGGCTTAGCGAAGTATCTTTGATGTGGGATTGGAACACAGGCCACTTCCGCGAGATAAGCGACGAAGACCTATGACCATAGAAGAAATGACGGATACGTTAGCTCGTCTTGGTATTGAGGTAATAGATACAC